CCCAAGTTGAATTCATCATCTCAGTCGCAGCACCTTCATAATCTTTGGCTTGAAGATATGCAATTGTCTTTTTAAATTTAAGAAAGCGAGGGAGTCCAATATTAAAGACTAGGTTAATGATTGCATCTTGCCTGGCCAGGTTAAGCTCAGTGAACCATTTGTATTTTAAGAGTGGAGTCTTTGCTGCCTCAATGTCATACCTAAGCATCATGCGCGCCTCCGCCTCTGTGATCCCATTGTCTTCGATGTTCCTACCTATACCTATCGTAAGCTTACCTGCAGTACATCGATATGGTTTAAGCTTCATACCTTCGTGTCGTATTAACATGTTCTCTAACTTATCGCTCATAGAATCTTCCCTATCCAGTTGCCATCCTTATCTAAGATCATTGGCAATAGCTTTGGCTGTCCATCTAAAATTACACCGCATCCCACAATAGGACGTTTCATCTGAAGCTTATTGTATGCAAACGCTAAGGACTTGTCGTCTATTAAACATCCGACAATCATTGACCAGAATATATTTGTAGGGTTAGCGTGATATTGAATATCGAAGACTGAGTGATGATGCCCTTGCACTGTATTCATGGACATCGACTGTCCTAGTCTAAGTCCATTGGACGATTTGCCATGGTGAAAATAACAGTCTCTCCCGTCTGACAATTTAATAGTAAGATCAGAGTGCCACTTCCATCCCTTTGGTGCATTAAGTATTTCTCTATAATCCTTGAATACGAATCTTGGAATTCCTCCATGTTTTCCACGACGATATACAAGTGATCCATGGTTAGACTCCAGTACGTCTGCCTTAGGAAATAATTCATATAGCGGTTCTAAGTACTCAATCGCCTTCTCTAGCTCAGAAGAAGGAGAAAAAGGAAGATCAGGATCTTTGTCGTGAAATGAGATACAATGCCCATCGATTTCATCTCCTGTTAGAATTATTCTATCAGGTTTAAAAAATTCTTTAATAGCGGAAAGGAATGGAATTGTATCTTTATGATAGTAGGGCGAGTGAAGATCTGATATTACAAGTACTGTATGATTCTTTGCCATCGCCATCCTTGGTTACATGCAAATAAATTGTATCTATAGTTTTGGAATTTTGCCACCTAGTTTTATTATGATGTCCTTACAGATACTTGCAAGCTTTGTGTTGCCAGATGTTTTGGCCTGGAGGTATTGCTGTATCCAATGCTCAAGCTGTTGCTGCTTTGTCATTGCGACTTTTGGCTTCATCGAGATGGTCTTTTAGAAAGTCCGTACTCACCAGAGTAGAACCACTCGAGGTCTTCGAAATAGACTATCTTCTGTTTCCACTTAAGGCATACAACGAATCGGCTGACGCATTCATCCCATGAATAGCTAGGGACTATTTTGCCTTTAGGACTTACACGTAATGGAAAGAATGCCTTATCAAGGGCCATGGGAATTTCAGGCTTACTGCCCTGACTGACTTCTATTTTTTCCTGGGAACATGACGAATGATCTGGAGATGATGGTAAGCTCGTGCATGATTGAATCAAGCTTGTAATCAGAGCGAGAGTCAAGAGGTTTACTAAGTTCTTCATAATAATCCTTCTCAAGTTTAATGACTCGGTCTAGGTATTTCGTAGACTCCTTGCTATTCCACAAAGTAAGTCCTTCCTTCAAAATACCTAGAGCGAGATTGAGATCCATGATTACTTAAGCTTCTGAGGTAATACTTTGTCTGAGAGCTCTGCGATCTTGGCAAGAATCTCTGAAAGCTTTTTAGCTACAAAAGAGATTAAGTGTAGAACCGACTTAGGTTTCTCTGAAGGTACGAGCCTCCAAACAAATTCTAAAACGATTGCAATAGTTGCCGACGATCCGAGCGCCGATGATAAGAATGCTGATACCTGATCTAATACTTGTTCCATTTGTTACTCCTGTTTTGAGAGAGCATTCCGTATCTCTCTGATGTCTAGTTTAATCTCACGTATGTCTTCACGATATGCCACGACTTCATTCTTCAATACTTGCACATCGACGTAAGCCTTCGCTGCAGCAGCTAGTACGCTGAACATTGCTGTGATAAGTGCTGCGAGTAATGGCTTACTAATATTCATATCAGTTTACTTTCAAATAGTACTTTAAGTTAGTTGCTAATGCTGTCAATGTAGGTAGCTGTACTTTACTAAAAATAACTAAGAGTCTTCCTGCACTTGAACTAAAAGTAAAATCTCTATCAATCATCCCCCTAACCTGAAATAGCGCGGCTCCAAAACTTGCCGTAAACGTATGTGCTTCAATAAAAGTTTTTGATAGTATTCCTGAAGAGTTTACAGATATGCTATATGCTCCTAGTTTTTTATTAACATTAAAATTTACCATAATTAAACTATTTTGTTCGGAAACCCCATATGCAGTTTTCAGATTATTAAAAAATGAATCTTTTAAAAAAAATGTTTTTAAAGATCTGGCAGGAATACTAAGTCCTCCTGTCTCTGCATATTCTGTAAAATTCAAACTACTTACAACTGTTGCAGATGCTCCATTAACTGTTACAATTGATAGCCGATTTGTATAATCCGTACTATTGTATTTTTGAACCGCAACTCCGTCGAAGCCTTGTAAATCAATGTCTGGGACTATAGCGCCTCCGCCATTCAACCATGCAGGATAGAAAGTGTCTACAGTGCTTTCGTCTATAAACTTGGCGATATGCAATTGATAGGAGGTGGTTGCAGCTACATAGGTTGTTACAGCTATGTAGGAGTTATGTATTGAAAAAGTAGGAATATTAGTTGAAAGAGAACTTGGAATATTTATAGATATAGGTGTAAGAGTCCATACTCCTGAAATATTTTTATAAAGTTTAACTGAAGTTACTTTTGGCCCGGTATTCGGGGATACAGTGTGATACACAAATATAAACTTTTCTCCATTATACATATAAGGTACGCACTCTAAATAATGACTATTTAGTGATACTGTACCTACTGTAAATGTAGTGTCTATTGTATCGGTCGATACATAGTTTCCAGAGACATCAAAATTTATAATCTTTATAAGTCCTGAAATATATGCATTAACTGCGCTTGATGCAGTTATTAGCACAATAGTATCTTCAAATTTCCCGGCGTATGTATAGTTCCTTCCATCATTTGTAGTGTTTAAGCCCCACGCACTATTAACTAAAGTATTTGTTCCAAATTGTTTTGTTAATGGATTGTAGTCAAACACGTAATATCTTACATGTCTTGGGTTAGTAGCTAAAGTGGCTGCAGATGTTAGGAATTTAGTGCTAGTGATCCACGTAACCGCTAAGAATCCACCATTGGCAACGGGTGCAGGGTTACTAACTGTTTGAGTCGATACAGAGTTTAAAGGAAGTATGTTGTTAATTGCATACCCAGATTCAGGATATACGTATTGACCATTGCACTCCAAGAATCCTGGCTTCTGAACATAAGATGCGACTGCATCTCCTGTGCTAAACCCAGAACTATTTGCAGCAGCAATTGCAGCAGCATCGGCGTAAGATTTAGTTGCCATTGATGAAGATGCGGCTAATTGGTTTGATCCATTTACGACCACTGTTGTCCCGTCGACTTTAACATCAAACTCTGTGTCTGTTAGTTGTAAGGCATCCCCTGCACTATATGCAGATCCGCCGCTAAACTGAGTAAAGCTAATTGAGTCGTATCCTATTTCAAAGTTATTGGCATCTGATCCTGCAGATACTCCAACCAATGCAACAAAACCTTTACCTGCATTTGCAGTTCCGAATTGAACGAACATGTATGAGGCAGGCATTTCATCTGATTGATCGCATGTAGTGCATCGAGTTAATACCCAATCTACAGTTTCGCTACCAACTTGCGACACAAAGTATCTTCCGTTTTGTAGAGAAGGTGTTTGGTTTTTTACAAGAATCCCATTGAATTGCGCCCATGACGTAATGCCATCGATGTCTAATGTAGCTAGAGGGCCAAGGTTTAATGTAGCACCAACTCCATCGTCGGCTACGCCATTAACATAAACGCCTCCAAGACTTGCAGTAGTTGCAGCTTTAACAGCAGGACGAGTAACCACACCGCCCGAAATAGAATCAGCATATTGCTTGTTGACCCCATCAGTCGATAAAGTAGGAGTAGATACGTTAAGAAGTTTATGTCCATTAAGATCTAAGTTTGCTGTCAATACTCGGGATCCATCTGATTTTAGAAAAAGTAAATCTTCTGCTTCTAGTGCGTCAACCGCATCTTCAAGATTTCCCTGAACTACCGCAGATGAAGCGTCTGCATAAGCAGTCGATGCCACAGCGTTTGAGTTATCTCCGACTGGCTTAGTGGCCACAGTGACAATTCCCGTTCCATTAGGGATAAGCTCAATGTTTCCGTTTTCGTCAGTGCTAGAAATTATGTTCCCGTCCACTTTAATATTGTCACCCTCGACGCTATCAAACTTTGGAGTAGTTCCTGTGTATGACATACTTACCTCTTAAATGATAAACCAATCAGTTCCGTCACTAACAAGTGTAGCGGATTGACGAGTAGAAGTTAATAAATAATTTGCGGCTGCGCCTTCAATTTGTTCCCCGTTGTGAGGTTCAAGAGTTACAAGATCAGATCCTGTTTTCTTGACCACTAATGTCTTGTTTATCGCAGGAGAAGGAAGCTTAACTACCGACACGCCAGATAGTAAATATATTTTATATGGCGCTGCATTAAGATCTCCTGTGTGAACATGAATGTTCATCACTAGACCCTCGAGGGTATCGACACGTCCATCAAGACTTACGATGTCTGATTGTGCTTGAGTCATGTCAGATTCTAAAGTTCCGACTCTAAGCTCAACAGCATCAACTTCTAATTGCGCTTGACTAGCTTCAACATGAACAGCCTCGAGTCTTAGATCAAAATCACTATCAAAGCTTTGACGATCTAAAACTTCCTGAGCGATTGATAATTCAACTTGCTCCATGTCTAATTGTAATTGAGCCACTTCACCTTGAATCACTGAGAGATCAACAGGAGGAATTGCAGCGATCGCATTGTCTGTGTATAGATTAGCCGCAGATAAAGTATCCGCGTCTTTAGAATCTACTTCAGTTTTATTGTAGTAGTCTGTAGGATCCACTGTCGGTATGGCAGCGATAGCATCATCGACGTATTGCTCTGTTGCGTATGCTGATAAATCCACTGGAGGAATCGCAGCGATCGCGTCGTCTACGTATTGCTCAGTTGCGTATGAAGATAAATCAACAGGAGGGATTGCTGCGATAGCATTGTCTGTATAAAGGTTTGCAGCAGCTAAAGTAGAAGCGTCTTTAGAATCCACATTGGCGATAGTCTCATACGCCGACAGATCCACTGAAGGGATTTCCGCAATGGCATTGTCTGTATAGAGATTTGCTGCAGCTAAAGTAGCGTCATCACCTGCAATTCTCGCATTTTGTTCAACAACAACTTGAGCATCTGCATAAGCTTGAGCCGAAGCTAAAGTAGCGTCATCGCCCGCAATTCTCGCATTCTGTTCAACGATAACTTGAGCATCAGTATATGACTGACTAGATGCAAGTGTAGCGTCATCACCTGCAATTCTTGCATTCTGCTCAGAAAGAACTTGAGCATCAGTATAGTCTTTAGCTTCTTGAAGATTATCAGTGTCGGCTTGTTCAAGAGCAGACACCTCCGACTCTAATTGAGCAAGTCGAATAAGCTGATTAGGCTCAGTGGCATCAACTCCCGGCATCAAAGGGATTACTGGAAATTCCACCACGTCATCTGCATTTACTTTAAGAATATTTACAAATCCGTTACCGGCAAAATTTTCCGCTTTTAAAAACTCATTGTTATCTAAAGCGATCTGATCGGCGCCGATGGCATTGTTCTCAATATTCTTTCGTTTGTACTGTGCCATTTAAGACCTCAATTATTTTAAAGTAATATCATAGTTCGAGACATCTTCAATCTCTGATCTTTGTACGGCCAGGAGAGTTCTATCTGAAGTTGACAAAATAACTTTATCTAGCTCATAGATCTCGCCAGACAATCCTTGTCTCACCTTCATTAACTTAGATGTTAGCTGATTTTTAATCCCAACATAAAGTCTTTTTGAAGAAGTAGTGTGCTTAAAGATATAGCCTACAAGATACCAGTTAGCTTCACTTGAAAATGTAGGATCCCCTGATACGCTTGGAATAGCTTTAAGCATTGCAGCATCATAGCTTAATTGAATCGGATCGCCTGCATTCTCTTGGATAAGTTCAATAAGTGCAGCAACCTCATTAGTATTGGATCCAATAACTTGTATTCCGGCGCCATATACTCCTGAAGCATTAACTTGTTCGACAGTGATCTCCGACCAATGAAGTGACCCAGATGCTCCAGTAGGTGCATTTGCAGCACTTGAAGTATGCTCAAGAATACAGACCCAAAATCTTGAAGAGTTAAAAATCATTGTGCCTACAGGGATCAATACATTCACCGCATGGTTTGGTAGAACATAATATCCGGCAGTAGTTCCAATGCTTACGTTGTTTTGCACAACACTGTTAAGACCTCTGGCTCTGACACTGAAACCTAAATCAGAAACAGTGTCGAAGAAGTTTCCAGTGATGGTTGAACCAATAGGATCAATAGTTGCGACAGTGTTAAAAGATATGCCACTTCCAGTTGTTCCAGTAACCGAGTTATCAATGAATTGTGTTGCAGTGTTTACGCCTTGAACCACGATCATCTGTCTCGCTACGTTAGGGTAGTTGAACTGAACGTTAGCAAAAGAAAAAGATCGTACTGTACCTACAGGATCAGTAATGTTTGCAGTTACAGTAACAATATTTCCGCTGATTGAAGCAACTCTTAGGCCTGGGGTAATTTCACTCCCTTGAGTATTTCCTGCGTGAGGTGCAGTGATACCGCTTAAATCATCGAATTGGACAGTTCTTGTAGATAAGACCGTTCCTGTTTTTGTCATAGTTCCGAAAGCAGGAACTTGAGCAGCAGAAGCGCCTACGAATGTTTGACCTAAAATAGTATTTCTGCGAATGGCTCCGTTACCAATTCCTGCAGCAGCGTCAGTCATGATAGCACTTTCGCCTCTGGCTTCGATGATACAATCTTCAAGAATATAACCAGAAGCAGCTACTTCTCCGTTACCAGTATTTCTAAAAAAGATTGCAGCGTTATCAGATAAGCATCTTGATTCTAATGCTTGAACCGCAGTTATCTTTAAATCTTTAACTGTATGACCAGATCCTCTTACTACGATCGCAGAAGGGACTGCTGTCATAACAAGACTTTGATTCGTTCTGGCAGATGTTGTTGCAGCAGAAAGAGTGATAGATGTCGGAAAAACTGAAGTGATTCTGGTGTTAGTGGCCAGACCTGCCCCCGAAAGGAATCTACCAACTTTAAATCCTTCAGTGCCTGAAGGGAATGATAAAGTAGTGGCGCCTGAAGTGAAGGTACAAGTTTTAGTTATATTAGATTCTAAAACCCCTCTAATCTCAGTTAAATTTTTGCCTGCCCCTTGAAGAGTAATTCCGGACTTATAGAAATCCACGTTCTCTTCAAATAGACCTGCCTCTACTAGAATGGTGTCACCATTAGAGCAGAGAGGGAAGGCTCCCTGTATGGTAGTACTATTTCCAGATCCATCTTTTTTAACATAAATAGTTGCCATAATTATACCTCGTAGCTATATGAAATATATGCTGTTTCACCGATGGCAACTTCTTCAATTCCACCGATTGCAAAAGTGTTAATCCAAGTAATTCTTGTAACTCCGCCTACTTCAGAAACACTAAAGTCTCTCAGGTGGTGTGCTTTCATAGCATCGACGTGCACATTTAACGTAGCGGTTACGGCAATATGACTTAAGTCAATAGATGCCTGCTGTGATGCAGATGCGATTGACACGCTCATGCTATGCGGAACGTAATGCTTTTCAGATTCAAGTGCTTGGACTCTTATATCAATTGCAGATACTGAAGATTCTAATGCGGCAACAGAAGCGTTAAGCGCATCGATGTCCTCTGAGTTTCCACCAGAGAAAGCTTCAAGATCGTCAACTTCACTTTGAATGCTGTCAGCATATGCCTCGAGATCAGTAATGTCCGATCCTAAGCTTACGATGTCGGACTGCGCTTGAGTCATGTCGCTTTGTAGCGAAGTGATATTTGATTCTGCAGTATCTAGTCGCCCATCAAGTGCAACATCTGCAGCACTAAGATCAACAAGTTTTTGCTCAATGCTCTTAACTTCAGATACCATTAGAATATCAGAAGCATTAAGAACTACGACGCCTGTTTTAGTATTTACTGAGTTTACTTCACTCGCACTAATTTCAATGTATTGAGATCCTGACCATCGATAGCATTTGCTGTTATCAAGTGCTACGTAGATCTTGGCTGTTTCACCAATTGCTGGAAATCCTGCAAGGTTAGCAAATTCAAGAACATCATCGACGTATGATGGTAGGTATTGTGCATCAATAAGAGAGGATCCGTTAAGAGGTACAAGACCTCCGGCCTGGCCAACTGAGTTTTCAATAGCAGCTACATCTGACTGAAGAGTAGATATACTAGATTGAGCAGCATCCATCTCGCTTTCAAGTGTTGTAACTTTAGGCTCAACTGCATCAAGTCTTCCGTCGATAGATATTAAATCTAACTGAGCAGCATCCATCTCACTTTCAAGTGTTGTAACTTTAGGCTCAACGATGTCTAGTCTTCCATCAAGAAGTCCATCTGCTGAAGATCTATCAAGAATTTCTTGAGCTAAAGAAGCCTCAACAGCATCGATGTCTGATCCAATAGCAGTATCAGCAGCTTGACGATCTAAAACTTCTTGATCAAGATCAGCTTGTGTATTGTAGGCGTAAGCTTCAAGATCATCGAGATCCCCTCTTACGTCACCTTCAAGACCCTCTAAGTCATCAATTTGATCTTGGAGATTTTGATCTCCTAAAATTCTAGCCGATTGTTCTGACGAGATAGCCGCTTCGACGGCATCAATTTCTAAGCCTTGAGCAGTGTGAAGTGAGTCAGCGTATCCTTGAGCGTCAGCTAAAGTTTGAGCATCTTCTAGTTCACGACTAGCAGCTTCTTGCGAAAGTGCTAATTCAACAGCGTCGATCTCTAAACCGATAGCAGTATCAGCAGCTTGACGATTAATAACTTCTTGAGCAATTGAAGATTCAACAGCATCGATGTCTAAACCAATGGCAGTATCTGCGGTCTGGCGATCAAGGATCTCTTGAGCAACCGAAGCTTGAACAGCGTCAATCTCTAAACCAATGGCAGTATCTGCATCTTGGCGATCATCAATTTCTTGAGATACGGCATTTTGACGATCAAGAATTTCTTGAGCAAGTGCAGCTTGAATGTCTTGAACATCAACAGCAAAGTCCGATTCAACTCTCACAATCTCAGAACTTAAAGTATTGTCAGAAGCTTGTCGATCTAAGATCTCCTGAGCAATCGATGATTCTACCGCATCGATGTTTAAACCGATTGCAGTATCTGCTGATTGTCTATCGAGAATTTCTTGGTCTAAATTATTAGATACAGTGCTTAAAGCATTTTGTAGTGCAGCTACTTCGTCTGTACGATCTTGAATTTCTTGAGCAAGTTCACCACTGATAGATACTACTTGACCTTCGAGTGTTGTAACTCTATCGCCAATAGCATCAAGCTCAGGGATTTCACCTAATTGTAATTCTGCAATCTCTTCTTCAAGACGAGCAATGTCGTCCTGCCATGCGAGTCTATTGTCCTGAAGTGCCATGCTATGCCCCTCCGGTCTTAAGAATTACATAGCTACTTAGCGCTGCGCTTCCTGATACCCTCACAAATCTAATACGAAAAGAGACTACAGGAACATTGGCATCAAGGATCATTTGTGATTGATCTGCAGTAGTGACAGGTATTTCGTTTTTAACTACCCAATTCTGTACGCCATCTGAATCAACAGGATCGCAAGAATATTCAAGAAATAAAGTTCCTGTTACTGGTTGATCCCAGAACATGTGAACACCTAAATGTAGATTAGAACCAAACTGATATGACTTCGAAATGAAGCTAGACCCCATAGAAACGATTGGATCATTGTCTTCGTCGTGTAGTCCTTTGATTACTATTGTTTGACTCATGGAGCTCTCCTAAATTATGAACCAATCTACACCATCAGAAATGAGTGTAACCGATTCCTTCGCCGATGTTAAACTTTTATTAGATGCAACATCATCAATTTTTTCAGAACCGCTTCTTACTAAAGTGACTAAATTGCTTCCTAGTTTCTTTATGTCTATGATTTTATTTGCGTCTGGTGGCGGTAATGTGACGGATAAATTATTAAGCTCAATAACTAAAGTCCATCCAACTTCAAGACCGCCGAAGCCTCCGTCGCTAATCCAAGCAAAAGGGCCACCTTGCAAATAAATATCAGTATCTAAAACATTATAATGGAGTGGAGACTCGAGGACAGTAACCACCGATAACGGCGATATAACCTTAACCTCAAGATCTGCGGAGTTTACAAAAGCGAATGATATTGGGAATGCGCCTGTAAGCCCATCGCCAGGAATGCTTTGTGAACTATTTGATACCACATAAACTTTACCAAACTCGGCAGTAAAGTTTGCACTCTTAAGTTCTACATCAAATGATACTGCCGGAGCACTCTCTAATGCTGCTATGCGAGATTCATGATCTAAACTTGTCACACCTAAAGCACTTGCCTGTGTTTCAAGGGCATCAATCTCTTGTTGCTGATCTACGTTTTCATCGACTAAATTCGATATGCTTTCCTCGAAAGTATCGACTTTATCCGATAGCACTTGAAACTCTGACGCAATTTCAGTAACTAACCCTCGAAGGGCAAGTACATTCATGGTCAATCTATCAGCTACTTTTTCTAAGACTTCTGGCGCAAAGCGTCCAAGATCTCTTAGCTTGGCAGGTTGAAACGCATTAGTAGAAAATTTGATTTTTAAAGTGTAGTCTTCTTTAAGTCCATTAAGATCAGTCCAAACAAACGAAGGCGATACTTCTAAAATAAATGTTGCGTCAGTATTAGGAATTCCAATACTATCTAAAACATAGTGCGTATCTTTCACTAAAATGACAGATTCGCCCAATGGCGAAACTATTTCGGCTTCGATGTTTGCATCTTCAAAAGTAGGAAAAGATACCGGAAAAATAATTTGTTCCGTACCATCGCCTACAAAACTTAGAATTACGGGCGTATTTAAAGGTATCAAAAGCCACTCCTTAACTTTATTAATGATGCAGCCTTATAGGCATTTAAGTCAACATCAATTAGCTATTGCTAGTTTAATCTATTTCGTTCTGTAAATCTTCTAATTGATAGCGTCTTATTGCTCTTTCTTCCGCCATCTCCTCTTCTGTTTTGCCTAAGTTATAATACTGTAGTGCTCTGCCTGTCATAGTGAATACCCCCGATCCGGTTAGAAAGCTTGACATATCAAGTAGTGCTTTCTTCTCTCTGTCATTCAAACTGACGCCGCGATAAAGATTTTTAATGCCACTTCCTGCAGCCTCTCCTCGACCTATGACGTTAGATACTGGGCCAGAACTAGCGGATCCATAAACGATATAGCTCTCTACGAATCTTCCAAGAACTGGAGCAGTCGTCGAGATTGTGGATCCTGTGATTTGCACTGCCATTCTTTTTTCTTTCTTAAACTCCTCATCCTCTTCCTCATCATCTGCACCAAAAATAGAATCAATTGCAGCTTGGAAGTAACCTTCAAAAAGTACAGGCCCGGCAACAAGAACAGTCAATGCGCCTGAAAGACCTTTAACTTTATTAAGATTATCTTTATTGTCTCTGATCTCTAGCCCAAGCTCATTTAAGTTAATTAAAGGAATACTTGTTGCAGTGAGAAATAGTTTCTTAAGATCTGTACCTGCTTGAAGATTGGAAAGTGCTGATGCCGCCATCGATCCCTGAGTTCTCATTACAACATCGTCTGCGACTGCTATGGCTTCCTGCTCAGATCTTCCTTCTTTTAACTGTCTAGTATATGCTGCACTCCAAGTGGCCAAGTCTACGCGTTGCTGAAAGTACTGAGCAAAGAAAGTAGCAAGTAGGTTAATTTTGTCATCTGTCCACGTAACCCAATCAAAATTAGTATTAAGAAGATCCATCGATCTGTGCGCATCTTTAATAGACGTATCGTATCGCTCTTGCATAAATGGCGATTTACCAAGTACTTGAGATGCAACTGCTTTAGGCTTCAGGTACGATTCGATGGATGCTGCCACTAGGTCACGCTTCTTTACCCGTCTTGTTGCTTGCAATAGCCCTAGATTCTGTCTAAGACCTGAAGCAATGTTAAGAGAATAGAGTACAGTGTTGACTCCCTTGCGTGCTACGCGCGCGTATCGATCCATTAGATCGTTTGAGTATTCTGTGTAAACCTGTCTTGTAGTTCTGTTAAACCATGGAAGAATTACGTTTCTGTATGCGCCCGGTGCTTTCTCTTCAACTGCATTTTTTGCCTGAGGAGTAAGCATAATATTTCTAAAATTAGAAAGTGCTTCGCGCATTTCAATAATATCAATTGCAGCATTTGTGTATGCTGTAAGAGTAGAAATATCTAGGTCAATTTTGTCCACCCCACCTGTACGCTCTTTGGTAAAGTTAGTTCTTTGAACAAACGTCGATGAAGGTACTCCGTTAGTATCTATAGGCATATAATCCGAATCACTCGTTGCTGATTTAAAATCTGCATTAACAGAGATCGGCGCGTATCCTCCCGTAAGTATAACATCCTTACCATCGACGTTTACTGTAATTGATCTAGCTTTAATCTTACCGATAGGTATGTTATCTGTTTTTCTCATTGTACTTTCAAGCTCAGGATGGAGCTCTTCAAATACCTTCCAAATTTCATTAACAGCATTAATATGCCCGATGTTGACTTTACCTTCTTTGATCAATCGATTCATGGCCTCTTGATATTTAGTTAAGTCCACATCACGAGTAGCTTCATTAGTATCGGGATCTAAAACATAGGAAATATCGATCTGGGCATTTCTTAGTAAAACTTCGACTGCACCAGAATTACTGCCCATAAGCGTCATGAACTTAATTAGCTCGCCATCGTTTTCAAAAGTAATTCCAAGCTCAGGCATTGCGATAGGCTTAGGTAAAATCCCTAAAGCTTTCTGTGCAAATTCTGGAAGTCTTTTTCCGATAGGATTAAAGACAGCCTCTAGGCCAGGATTGTTCTTATAGATAGGCTTTAAAACATCTTGGATTCTGATCTTAGTCTTTTTCTTTCTTACCGAAGACTTACTCTCAGATGTAGTGACGTCAGAAATAATTTTAAACATCTGGCTCTTATAGTAATCTTTTCTTCCGATAAGAGATTCCATGAGCCATCGAATGTTAAGTGTGTCTTTAAGTCTTCCTTCTTTAAGATCTAAAGTCCCTGCGTATTGAGATACTTCCGAAGCAACGGCGTCACCCATTTCGTTTCTATCTGCATCTTTTAGGTCTTTCTTAAGCCTGGCCGCCGCCGATGATGCTTTTAATATCCCGTTCATTAAGTTTCCAAACGATAGCGCTGCCGCTACGTTGTTCTTTATTCTTGGCCCACCATAGCTTAAGTCATTGTATCTGTTGATAAGATCGTTAATCATCTTAACCATCGACGGGTCAATTGCACTCGCATCGCTAATAAAGTCTATAGCAATCGGAGAAATCTTTCCTGATTCAGACTCCATGATTATCCGCTTGCCTTGATTCAGTAGATCAAGATCATAGCGATTAGCTGCTGCTTTCTTACCTGCATACTTAACAATCTTTCTAAGATCTTTATCCATCTTAACAAAAACAGAATAAACTTTTTCAGCAGTTTCAAATGCTTTGAAATTTACCATCTGCTGATATTTGTCCTCAAGTGCTGATACAATATCGTTTGATTTAAAGTTCTTAGCTGCCGACTTTCCTTTTCTATCTGAATCAATAAGAAATCTTTTTGGTGAAAACTTATAAGCTGCCGACTGCATAATCTTCGATGTTGCCAATCTTTCGATCTGCTCTTTAGAATCTTTACCTGTATATCTGGCAGGATTAATTAACTTTGATGCTACACCTTTTAGAGTAGGCAAATATTTCTCAGCCAGGATTTTCATCTCAAGCTGCATTAGTTTTTCTTTGCCCTTATTCTGTACGGCTTTCTCAGCTATTTTGTGAATTTCATCGTCTGTCTTAAGTAGTGGGATCTCGGCATCGATCTGTTGATTTACTAAGTCATTGATGAGTTCATCTCTCTGACTCATTTCAATCATTGCAGTCATTAGCTCTGTGTAGTCGTTTATGTTGTTATCTGCCATAAACTGATCGACTTCGATTCCACCTTTGCCTTTAGATGCCATGACCTGAAAAGGTACGCGTTGCCTAAAAGCTGATGCGCCTTCCACGTCGCCGCCAAAAAATACTCTAGCGATCGAATTAAAACTAAGTCGTGGATCCGTTCCTTGCTTTCCGCCTTCAACATACTGAGCATAATTGTCTTTAAAATATTTAAGAACAAGGAATGTCGGTTGTGCATCAACTTCGTTTTCTGCCTTAACTCTAAACTCTTCAAGACGTGCAAGTGCTTCAGTCTCGCGCTCTTTTTCAGATTTGATAAATGCTTTAGTATAGGTGTCCCCGATTGCTCTACTTCTTGCCTCTTGTTGAGTTTCAAGATATTTAGCGCCATCGGCCCCAAGCATATTTGCGTCGAACATAGGCTCAGGGAACATCGGGTACAATGTATTTTCTATCTTGTCCGATGCGCCTAAGATAGTTTCAAAGATCCTTTCAATCTTAGGATTGATCTTAAATGGAGGATATTGCTTATAGGCATTACCAATTGACATGGCGATGCGTTTTAAGAATTGTCTAAAATGTTCTAGTACTTGTCTGAATTTATTATTTTCAAACTTACCTTCGTAGAAATATTTTTCTGCAGTCTGAGCGAATGTTTCGTGAATTCTTGTTTGCTGCTCTTTAGGAAGGTTAAGAATATCCGATATGTTACCTAGTTCAAATAGTTCAGCAGTATCTTGCATTGCAGTTTTGTACTCTCGCTGCCTATCAGTTAATTGCTCTTCTGGGATAGCGAATATGAATTCACTGTCTCTGGCCATGTCATGTAACCACGAGTGGCCAAGCTCATGTGTGACAGTACTTAGATCTGCGTTCGGATCAATAAGGAGTTTAGTTAGCCCGTAAGGTAATCTTTCTGTAGTAATGTCGTAAGTAAATACACCTATCGTATTTTCTTTAAGTTTTTTTCTTGCCTTTTCTGCGGCAGTTAAAACTCCAAACTGCATAGTCATAAGTTCTTCAGGGCGCATGCCTAAAACTTCTGCCCTAAATCTTAGATGAGAATATTGAATCTCAGCAATAGCATCTAAAGATTCTTTAGGTATTTCGCCTGTCAGCTTTGTTGCTCTCTTTAGACCTGCTAAAATCTGAGTCATTAATCTTTGCTCTTTTTTATTTCTAAACTTCGATAGTAGCTGAACAGGACGCATTACAATATTACCTTCAGCTTGTGAAGGTTCAATAATTTGCATAGGTTCAATAGGCTCTGCTACGACGTCACTAGGCTCTTGGCCAGGAACAGGAGGTGGTAGATCCTCTTCTGATGTTTGATAGAATGATCTTACGATTTCAACATCTCTATCCTCGAAGATTACAAAATTTTTCTTATCGCTCTTTCCGCCTTGAGCAGAATATTGAATTCCGAAAATTCCTTTGCTTTTTAAAAAGTTAGAAGCTTTCTTATCGCTACCTAATTGATTAGATATAGCTTTGTAAAAACTTTTTCCTGATTTCCATTTTACTTCAGGATCAGTTTTGTATATTTGTTTCATTACTGAATCTAATCTGTCTTTTACATATTCAGATTGCTTAGAGTATGTTTCTTCCCAATCAAGCATCTGCTCTTTCTCAGGAATTTCAACTTCGTAGGTTTGACCTTTATCAGTTTGCCATCCTCTTGATTCCATGACTTTTTTAAATGTTCTAGAATCTGGAGTGGTAAAATGTGTGCGAGGTCTTTCTCCCGGAATTTCATTTCCTTGTGCGTCTACAGAAATTGTTTCTACATACCATCCTTCTTCATCCCCATCAATAAACTGAAGAACTTTTTGATTTGAGGCATAGCCTGGAACAATTTGGCCAGGAGTATAATACTCTTTTAAAGCTTCAATAGGTAGCGCAAGACCTCCAGTATTGAGAGTCTTTCCATCTTTTGTAAATGTTTTTGAATATTCAGTTAGCTTTTCTCTATACCATTCAGCGATGTCTCTATCTTCTGTAAAGTAAAGGCCGTATCCAAATGCCTGAGCACCTTCACCTGTACCTATGGCTGCAGTAGAAAACTTATCAAAACGATAAGGACTTCCATGGTATGCCGATTGCAGGAACGACATAGGATTAGTAAAGACATCATCGGCAATTTCTGCCGCTTCCTTTGCATTGATTCCAATGTCAGGGAAACGAGCAATATCGTCGATGCCTTCGATTGCATCATCTGTTTGAAATGTAAGCCATTCGTCAATAGTTACTGAAACACTTGAGTCAGATTCTTTATTCTTAATATATTGGTCTTGTACTTCTGGGCTAAGATTTTGAATGACTATCTGAGGATCAAAACCCTTCGATGTGACAAACTCATTAAACTCAGATGGAGTAAATAGTACAATCCCTTCCTGATCGATCTTTTCTTTTTCCGCAATTTCTTTATCACTTACTGTATCTGTTTCGTCGTTATAGATTTCAGGAGATCGAGATTTATCGGATCCTGCTTCGACAATAAGATCTTGTACAATTGTTTTGTTTTGTTTAGCGTCATCACTTTTTAAGATTTCTTGTCTGATGCCTTTAAGAGTCTCTGCGCGATCTTTGGCCGCTGCAGATTTCTTAATGTTAGATAGCATCTTATTAGCGCCCTTCTTAGCATACTCTGCGGTAAGGACTGATCCGTTTGCAATTGCTGATCCTGTAGCAATAAAGCCCGGAGATACTGTTGCTTCTCTTACTGCTGCAGTTATATTCTTTGGAAGATTCTCAATGCCTTTTCCTACATAAGCATCTGCTGCCGTCGATGCTCCAAACTCTGACACACCTTCCTCAAGTACAGAAGCGGTAGCGATCTTTTTAATTTTAGGAATTATGCCTTTACCTTTAGATGCAATCTTACCTGCGACTCCTCCAAGTAAAAAGTCTGAAACAGACATTGCACCTGAATATATGGCCGACTGTGCTCTCCAAGTAGCCACTCTTTCTGGATCACTAAACGCTCTATCATAATCTGTGCTACCGTCCGGACGCCCAAACTCTTTAAGCTGTTCATCCATTCTGGATCCAAAAGATAATAAAAGAGATAGCCCTGTACCTCCGACTGCTAATGTTGCCCCTGCAGTTGCGCCTGCACCTGTAGATGCCAAAATTCCACCTGTAATAGTTAATGCAGATGGTGCAAAAGATGATGCACTGGATACAATCTCCTCCATATACTCATCAGGATCCCCTGCGTATGAGGCAATCGCAGATAGATAATTGCTTAGAGATTCGTATGCCCCTTGAAGCACTTCCCCTTGCATGATTTTACGAACGCCTTGCTCACCGCTATTCCAGTATGTTTCGATCTTTTTTCTAGCTGCAAAATCTTTTACTGGTCTAAATTCTTTGGCTTTCTGATCAAGATCAAAAAGCATTCTTTTTCCGGAGTTTTTATCTAATCCCCCATACAGCATTTGAAAATGCGTAGCATATCGTTTTAGCGTAATCTCATTAGATCGAAGTGCTTTTACAAAATTACTATCAGTATTTAAGGCTTTAGTTTTTAATTCAATACGATGAGGAAGCTCACCTGTCTTTTTCATCATGACATAGTTATCAGGATTCTTTGCCCATTGAGATACTGCAGGAAAGTATTGCGCAGTAAGCCCATTAGCATTTCTGGCGAGAATATCCTCTGCGCTACTATCGGCTAGAAGATCCCTGGCCTCGAGTAATCCTATGCCAAGCTTCTTCGATATTCTTTCTGCCTCTGACCTGCGCATTAACCATTGAGAAGAACTTTCTCTAAATGTTGCATCCGATGCAGCATCAAGTACGCTTTTAGTATCTTGAGGCTTTGCAGATTCTGCAGGCTGATCTTTGTTTGTCAGTACATCATTAACGACATCATCCATTTCAGCGATGAAGTAGTCATCTACTACCGGAGCGTTAGACGGCTGCGCTTGTTGTGGCGCGACTTCATTGACAATGCTATCCAGATCAATATCAAAATCATCTCCGGCAACAAAAGCTCCGGGTGCTGAATCAGCTTGAGTGCTTGGCCTATCGAAGGGATTAGGAGAGATTACCTCTGCGCTATTCCATAGTTGCGCTCGATATGCTGCTCTTTTCTTTAGTGAATCTAGTTGAAACTTCTTACCTGTGGCCGCATCTGTAGTATTCACATACTCAAGAATAGCTTTGCCTACGCCTTCATCATCACCAGAATTTACTCTGTCGATGATTCCTTTCATGCCTGTGAGCCCTAAGTTATAGTGCATATCAATAAGAACATCCTGCCTGTTTTGAGGAAGATCTTGTCTTTTGATGACTGAGCCTAGTTCTTGCTCTGCAGTCTGCATCCACTTTCTTAATCTAAGGTCGGCATCCTTTTTTGTTACAGGAGTGGCAGAGTCTTTTGTATCCCCGTACCCAACTGCATACTTACCTGTTTTTGCATCTAGGTAAGGCGTTGCACTAAACCCTTCGAATTCTTTAATCTTGTTAATGATTTGTTCTGAAGCTTTGATTCCCACAATTCCCCTCTATCTTTTAGCAAACGGTTTCTTAAGTGTGTCTTCTCCATGAAGCTCAATTAGTCTTAATAAAACTTTAGCTTCATCATCTTCGTTAAGTCTATCGCCGTAAGATTTTCTTATATAATTTAACCACGACGAGTGGACTTGTTTGCCGCCTAGAGGATCTAGTGTTTTGGCAACATCGGTAGACTTGGATTTAAAAAGCCCAAACATGCTGCTTTTTTCTGTAGTTATTAATCCGTCGCGATATAGCCTACCCATTACAGACTTTTTAATATCTGCAATGTCGTAGTTAGGATTAGTATCGCGAACTCGTTCATATTCTTTCATGGCAATAGTGGCTAGCTTTTCTCTTTTGCCTCTATCAAGACCGCGACTGAACTGATTTACTAGCCCACGAATCTCTCTAAAGTCACTGCCTCTTGCTTTGTATCTGCCGTTAGCATCTTTCTTTGCTAAATCAATTTTTAACTTTTCAAGCATAGTGTAATCTTCTGCACCAAGTTCAAGCTTGTAGGCTTTTAGATTAACCGCTTCAGCCTCTTCAGGAGTAGCATTTGATAGCTGATCTAGTAGCTGATCACGCACTTGCTGATTAGTTACAATACCTAAAGTACCTTTGCTTTTATTTACAGAGCTAATGAACTTAGTTCTTTTTTCATAATCTTTAATGTTGTTAAACTCAGAAGCGGAAGGCATATCCCCACGAGCTAGTCTTTCTGTAAGACGAGACATTGTGTCTAGGTCTGCTCTTTCACTTTGATCTTTTTCAATTTTAAATTGTGTTCTAATGACATCTCTAACGTCTTTATAGACTTTAGTGTTTGGCGCCAGTTTCCTGGCCATATTTTCTGCAGCGACAAGATCATCTCCTGTCTCTTGCATAATCATTGTAGCTAAATCAAGTGGCTCTCTTGTTGCTTGATCTTGCTCTGCTGATCTTAAAGCTTTATTGATTTTGTCGCGATCAGATGGAATCACTTTGTCGTTGTGATTCTGCATGATCTGAGATGCCACTGCCATGTTTCCGGCCTTAAGCTGCTGCTCTACCGAACGTCTGACAGTTTCTGAAATACCTTTTTGAACAACGTATTGCTCTACTTCTGGAGCGTTTCCATACTTTCGACGTGCCTTTTCTGACAGCGACTGTGCCACTTCTGCGAGTGCTTGGTTGGAAAATAGTTCCTGATCCCCTGAGCTCTCAATAGCAAAGTTCATCTTGTTGGAGAGTTGAACATCGAATGTCTTGTCTACAACTTGATTCACTTGTCCTGAGACATAAGGGACTTGGAATGCTCTAAACTTATTTATATTGCTATCTGCTTGAGCTTTTAATACTGGTTGAAATCTTGTTGGATATTTTTGAATTGTCTTTTCGTAATCCTCAGATAGCTTTCTTTCAAGCGCCTGAGATTTTTCAACCGCATCCATACCTTTAGATACGGCAAGTTCGCCTTGGTATTTAATTCTGATTTCTTCTTGTTCGTTATCAGCATTGGCTTGGGCTAATTTTAACTGCTGTTCATCGACTTGCTGAACTCGTTTAATTAATGGATCTACATTTATCTGTGGTGCTTGAGCGCCCTGAAATCTTACAGATGCCTGAGGTTGAAGTCTGCTCGGTCTTAATAAGTCTTGCGGTGATCTTAGTCCCATTATAATGTCCCTATGCCACTTGCGCCAAAGTTAATAGCTGATCCAATGATCGCCGACTGTCTTGCAATTCCTGCATTTCTGATCTGATAGTCGTAGGCAACTTCTTCAAGTTTATATCCTAGTGCTTCTCTTACAGCGTTGATCTCTTCTCTCATTCCGTTAAATACTCCCATCGCTTCGTAGGATCCTTGTATTTTTTGAACTGCAGATCCGCTTACGTCTTGACCTTGTACGGCCATGGCAAGTAGTGCACTTTCGCCCGCTCTTCTTCCTTCTGATTGTGCCTCCATTTGCGCCTGACGTCCACGATAAAGCGCATCTGCAGCTTGATTTCTAGCTTGCATGATGTTTAATTGCGCCTGACCTGATGCAGCAGCATATGCAGCATTGGCATTAAAAACATCGGCAAAGAATTGAGCTCCTGCCTGTAAGAAGGCAAATTCCCTATTCTTAATACCTTGCTCTTCAATTACATCTGCGGTCGTTCTAGCTTCTCCTGTAGGCATAGATAGATCTGCGCCCGGGTCAAATACTGAAGGCGTTTTTTCTAGCGTTTCTTTTTGAATTCTTACTGTTTTGCTTGGTGAAGATGCAGGTGTTATTACGCCTTTAGTGGAGTCAGTTACGGGAGCGCCCGTATCGACGTTTATAGATCCGCCGCCCATGGATATTTGTTTTCCGCTTTTAGTAACTCCTGTCACCATATTTTTTACAGAGTCTACGCCCGTAACGGTAACATATTCTTCTCTTTGAAAAGGGTCAGCAATTCGCCGCCCCACCATACTGCTTAGATCCATTGGGTTTGTACTGCTTCTGAGTCCCATATTAATCTCCTGCTATGCCTTTAGGATACACTGACAATATGGAAATAGGTGAAGGATCCACATGTTTAATTGTGACTCGTCCTGGCTCATTCCATTCTGTCGGTATGTGAACTACGATATGTCCGTTAAAGTTTTTGGTTTGATTATTAAGTGACTCATCTTCTCGGGTAACAATCGGAGTCATGTTTTCTAATGTTTGCTCTGGTATTCCTGCGAATCCGCCACGAGTTTCCATAAGCCCCAGGCCAACAGCATTGATAAGCTTCTTGGCATCTGTGACTGTTCTTTCGCCACCTGCCTCGAGGTCGAGTGTTTCAAACTCACATTCGTATGAATCCCCTACATAGCCATAACATACGTAGTCTGGGAATTCTATTGTCGCTGTTTGATCTAGCGCATTTATGCTTGCTGTAATGATAGGCATGTTTGAATTAAGAGGCGAGGATAGTATCTCTCCATCCGCGAATACAGATAGAGGGTAGTTCTCTTGGCCATTTGCTAGAATATAAACGCTTTCAAACGTCAATGACTTGAACGCTGGAAGCCATCTTGTAGTTCTTCTCTTTTTCTCAATAGATGAAATACTTTGAGACATCGCATCCTGAAGTAGCTCTGGGACATTGCTTTCAAAGTATGCAAAATTCTTAACAGGGAAATCTGGATTTCCTGTCGGTTCTGATGGGGTGTCTGTAACCACTGCTCTAATTGTTTGAGTAATTCCATTAACATCATAGAAGAAATGAATTCGACTTCCGCCATACAATATTGGAGTATCTGCCTGATTCCAATGAAGCTCTACAATACTTCCGGCATTATAGTCAGTAATGTTCTTAATATTTACTCTATAGTCGTTGTAGTATGCTTCTTGAAAACCGCGCTTTAAATACCCTAAAGATCCATGCTCTGAAAGCGTAGTGCCGAATCTTGTAGCACAATCGGCGTAGTGTTCGCCTTCTCTGAACTTGTCTTCTCTTGGATTAATTCTTTCTAATGTGCGCACTCCATTTCTGATGATGTAGCACATGAGAACGTCGTAGAATACTTCATCTGATGACGTAACATTTTTTCTGTATGTCTTTTTGCTTTTACCTCGAAATATGCTCTCAACATAGCCATTAGTTTCTATAAGTGAAAAGCCATGAGTTCCATCTTCAAATACTGTTATCTGAACTAGCTTCCCGTCTTTTCTTAATAAGTATGCTGTATCCTCATTTCCAGAAAGAACTTCTAGCTGAGATATGTTTTCTAAAAGAAAGTGATCTGAAAATGTTGTTGCTTCAGATACTCTTAGGTTGCCGTCATCGCCAAATATGATGAACATTAGTTTAGTGTGCGAGCTATTTATAAAATAGCCTCGTGTTCCGGCCATCTTTGGTTGTACTGTTTTTGAGCAGCCTTCTTCAGATATTAGTAGTGGGTTTACTGTGGATGGCGTCAATGCTCCTTGCTCCCCACCTCTAATGGCATATACGCCTCTTTCAGTAAACGCTATTAATCTTTCCATTGGAAGCATTGCCACAACAGGAGATCCGTCGGTAATAGGAATGCTAAATTGAAATGCGCCATTGTTTGTGTAGATTAAAGGAGAGGAGAATTGCAAAGGTGCTCCGAGTTTTGAAACTAAAATATCTCCTGATTTAATCGTTGGAGTAATGTTTGGTTTAGGCGCAGCTATTGCTCTTTGCTGATAATAACAAAAATAGTTAATACCCTTAAGAGGCTCAAATCCTTGAGGAAAAAATGAAATATCTGTTGGAGATGTTTGTGTTGCGTCCTCTGCCCCATAGTCTGAAAACTCAATAACATTTACAGTTATGGATGCTGAGATCGGTATTACCCCTGCAAGTTTAAAAAATGGTACTGATGTCGAGTCTTTTGTTGCTGCTCGATATATGTTTATTTTTTTATATCCTGTAGGAGGACTTGAAAAAGCTATCTGCAAATCGTTCCTTAAAGTTGAATTAGGCAAAAATATTGCATCGGCTCTCTTAAGAAAAACCTCTACGTCGTCTAGGTCTATGCCTGTTATTAAATATGAGCCTGATATTTTAGGTGCAGTTTGCCATTCATATAGTACGGCCGTAACAGTTACAAAATCAAAACTGGATCCAAAAGGAAGTATTTGTGTAAATTGATCATTTTTAATTACGAGATTTCTTTCTGATGTATCCTCTGACCCAACTTCACCCTCGAGGTCTAAAACCTGTCTTCGTATGGTTGATGAGGGGGATACAAACAATCCACTTTTAGTGGGCGTCAAAAGTACATCTTTTGGTGACGGATCTAGTATATCAAATCGAATTTCTTCCGATCCGGGAACAAATATTTTTTCTGATGAATTTACTAAAAACCCATACTCGTATCTTTCGTTGACGGGATTGTATAGCTTGCCATACTCGTAGGTTTTCCATGTAAGAGTTTCTGAATCCCATACTGTAAAACCTTTAACCCCAGGTTCTCCTCCGGTGTCAGGTATATCTTGCTGAAACTCTGACTTTGCCACAAACTCTAGCCCTGGCCGATTGCTTACGCCACCTGCACGTCGAACGTACATGTTTTTAAGCTTTGATAGTCCTGAGCTATACGATACAGCATCCGATCTAAATCGAAGCGATGGGGATACTTCACCAAATTGGAACGACGTTTGTTTTCCTGATGCCATAGCTATTTATGCCTAGCTCGAATAAACGGACTAAGCGAATCCTCCATCTGTGGTTGTCTGCCTAGATCGTCTGCAATTCCCATCGATATATCAATTCTAGCATCTGCGTTTATCGTGTCTCTAACCTTTCCAAAGTTATTGGTAATTAATGAAGGTGCAATGTCCATCGATAGCTGTGCCGCCAATGCTCTTCCGAAGTGGTTAGGCATGGAGATATTATCTGGAATTTTTACTGTATATTTTGCATGTGCATCTGGAGTATTGCTGTAGATCAATTGACCGCTAGAGGAATAGACTTGATGCCATTTCTCTTTCTCGTCATTGTACTGATTTCTATTAGCGAAGAAACCTTCTCTTGCAATCTCTCTAATTACTAAAGCATCTGAAGGTACTACATACGAATACTTATACATCGGAGTAGGATCTTCTTGCTGAAGTACTAAAGGAAGATACTTTGTTGCAAAATTCCAATCGTGCATCTCTAGCAGACTATCAAGCGCCATCCGAAAATGACGCCTAATTATTTTAGCTTGTTGTGAATTTTCTGTTTCAAGATCAACGACTGATAGGGATACGCCTAGACGTCCAAGAGCAAGATTAGCAATATCCGTTTTATAAAGCATATCTGCCCCTTACGATTAAACGAGATCGTCGACCTCTTGTTGCTTTTCAGCTTTTTTAGAAGCTTTCTTTGCAGGCTTGTACTCTTCTGGAGTTTTAACCCATAATGGAAATCTACCATTGTTTAGCTTGCCTTCAAAGAGAAACTTCTCACCCTCGCGGATGACTCGTCCTTTGTAGTAGCCTGTTGCAATAGCTGTGACTTGAATTGATACTGATTCTTCTTTCGACATTGGAACTCCCTCATACAAAAAAGCCACGCTACGAGAGCGTGGCCGTTAGTCTTTATACTATTTTAATTACCCTTTGTAAGACTCGTCAACTGCTCCGACGATTCCTGCAGTAACTTTACCTGCAGAAGCCGGGCCGCCAACAACTTCAAAGAATACGCGGATAAAACGCTCTTTGATTTCGCCAGGAACTTTATCGATAGCTGAGATAAAGCCTGCTTTAAGATCAGAAAGAGGAACGTCTTGGCAAATCAAATCTTTTGGAGATGAAAAGCTAGAGTTATCGTCAGACTGAACTTTAAGCTTAAGAGCGGTTAAACCTGAGAAATCCTCAACAACTTGGATAAGAAGTGGGATATGAGCAGATTTAGGGAAGCTTCTTTTAAGCTGAGCCTTAGCGCCTGTGCCTGAGTTATAAGTAATGAATCCCGGTTCCCCGAGGTCATATACATTTTGAGATGCTGCAGAAGCAGTGATGGACTGAGCATCTGAGAGAAGTGATAGTTGATCGAGAATCATATTTACCTCTTTACTTTGTTATATTAAACAACCCTGTCTTCGCTGTTAAGAATCGCATCACACTCACGGATAGGAATGCCTCTGAACATAAGAACTTCTTTAGCATTCGGGCCGTACTTGTCGAAAGTAAGGAAAAGGTTATTTCCTTGCTCAAGACGAGCTTGGTAATCCAAGAATTTAACAAGAGTAGTGTTCATGTAGAAACATGTCTTACCCATGCTAGTTCTTCTGCCTTTATGAGCGTAGTACATTTCTGTCATAATATTAACAACGTTTGCACCTGTAGAAGCATTGATCTGAAGATCAGATACGTCGATGTTACAAGCACGAGCTAGGTATTGCCAGTTACGAACAGTTAAACCAAAGTGCATAGAGAACTCTTCGCGGTAAACCATATAGCGGTCGCCGTTAGAATCTGTAGCAGGAATGATACCGCGATCTTTACGCTCAACACCTGCTTTATGACCTTTAGGGTAGATCAAGTGACAAGAACGCTTGTCCCAAGTAATCAACCAAATTGAAGTGTTATCATTTCCTGTACCGCCACCATCGATAATTTGAGAACCGTTTTCAGCGCTCAAAGAATTGAAACGTGGAGAAAGCCCCATAGGCTTAGAAGGATCAACTGAAGAATCGTGGTAGAAAATAGCTGTTGCCATTTCTTGTGCCATTGCTTCAAGGTGATCTGCAGCCATCTCCATACGAACAGAAGCTTTCTCTTCTGCTTTTTCGAAGATGTCAACATAACGAGTATCAACTTCAGCAGCAGAGTTTACGAAGCCAGTAGTATCTTTTACTGTCTGCATATTCCCTTTACCTGCAGGGATACCTTTATAAAGACGACCCCAAGTAACTTCAGGAAGACCTGTTTTTACTGTAGTTTCGTGAGATAAACCGCGGTTACACTCGAAGGCAGGAGCATCTTCAAGAATTGGGTTTTGTGCTGCAAGAAGATTAACAACATCTGCAACGTCTTTGTTCTCTGGCATAACTGCCAAATCAAGTAGTGTAGGATACTGTGCATTTAGTAGAGCCATATTATTTTTCCTTTTAAAAGCATCTAATTGCCTTCGACTATTCTAGCATGATGCGAGATTAATTTAGAGTCAACAAATTTTTAGCACTATTTAAAAAATTCTGGGTACCAACTCTGCAATGTCTCACTGTTTTTTGCTGCAGGCGCTGAAGAAACTCCCTTGCCCGGCAAACTATCTGGAGCTATTGCGTCACCGATTCTCTTTAAAAATTTAGCTATTACGAGATTGTTTCCAACTTCCGGGGTGTTTAGTAGATTAATTAACTCAGGATCTCCAAACTCTTTTACTGCTCGGCTGATTGATGCAAAAGATTGCTCTTTCTTGTCGCCAATAAAATCCGGATCGTTTTCAATTTCTTTTCTCGCTTTCTCAATTCTATCTGAGTATTCTTTCTCTTTTTGTGCCACTGCCTTTTTAAAAGCAGAGTCTTTTAGATGTAGAAGTTTCTCTGCATCTTCTTTAGTAAGGTTTAATCTTGATGCTTCAGCAGCGATCTCATTAAGATCTTCTTCTGTAAGATTAGATCCTTCGAATAGGTTAAGTTCGTATTCTTCAAACTCGTCAGCAACAACATCAGTCGAAGGCTTTGCTTCTTCCTTTTTTGGTTCTGCACTTGCAGGTTGTGCAGATTGTGAAAGTGCTGTCGGCTCACTAGGCTTGGCTTCAGAAGATACCTTCGGATCCGCCTGAGATGGAGTCGATGCCCCCGATGATGTTGTCGATGGTGCTGACGTGCTTGGTGTTACTGTCTCTGTTGTTTCGCTCATAATCTATTTTCTCCTCAATGGCCCTGTCTTTTGCTTCCCTCATCATATCAAAGATACGATCCTCAGAAGAATCCGATATTAATCCGAGAAGGTAAAGTCCTACCTGTCTTCTTCCTATTTGTTTAAGCATGTCGTTTCCGGAGCCTTCGATGTCTCGATAGACTCCGCAATAAGATAGTAGGCGCCACATTAGTCGACGCCCCTGTTCGGTAGATGTCACCCATTCGATGTCATCTCGATCGCGCTTGATAAGCTCTTTAGAATCCATTTACCCTCTTAAACCTTCGATGCTGTCAACATTGTATCAAGCATCGAGCCCTCTCCAACTTTGGCTTGAGATAAATCTTTTGCCATCGTTGCGTTTTGCATTTGCTGTTGCGCCATTAACTGTTGCTGTTGTTGTGCTGCAATTCCTTGGCGAACGCTATTAAATTCATCTTCATCTAAAATTAACGTCGGGTCAATAGCTACATACTCTGCATACTTTCTTATTGCTGCTTCTGCATTGAGTAATTTTAAAAGTGCCGGATCCTGTTGCACTTGTGACATGCTTGCAGTATAGTTCGCAAACCTTTCCAAAGAATTCATCATTGACACCTTGGCGGCTTGAGCAAGGATGGAGATGTACTCGGGTCTTAATTGCTCACCTTCTAGTTCAGGTGGTCTTTTTGGCATTCTTCCTGCATCTTCTAAAATGATCTGAGCATTATAAATTATCTTAGATGATAGATCCTGATCCCATTGCCCTAGTACAGGAGCTAATGTCGCCATTCTTTCTGATGCTTTTTCTGTAATTTCTGCCGCAGTGATATGCGATTTTGATTCCTGTCCTGACATCATTAAGAATAGATCTTCATAGAATGCGGATCTAATTGCATTGGTATATTCCATCTGATCTGCAACAAGTTCAGATATTTTTGGATCCATTGTGAACGCAGGTTTAAATCCAGCGGCTGCACCTTGATCGTCGACGTAAGTGATTCCACCTGCAAGGATACTTGCTTGATGGCGTCTTAAGCTTGCGTGTCCTACCATAGGCGGCTTAACTAATTTAGCAATTGCTTCTAGTCTGAATTTTTCCATCTCTTGTAATGTCATAATATCTGACAATGCAATCTCTCCTGGCCCATCCACACCATAGTTTTCTTCAGGTGCAACTTCCCATCGTGGAGTAATGACAGGAAAATAGTCGTATCCACTTGTCTTAATAAACTCTTTATCCCCTAAAGCTTTCTCATTTCTAAAACCTGACGACGACTGTGGAGGTAAGTTACCACCAACAGATTGAACGTAGGTATAGGATTGATACTTCTTATCAAGAGGATCTAAAGATTTCTTGTTAGGATTGTATGTCGGATTAGGTAGGATGACCGTTGTTAGTACAACAGTTTCTAAGTACTTTGCATTTTCCCAATTGGTTCTTACCCATGTAGGGATATTTGACCATTCGATCTGCCCTGATGGATTTAGCTTTGCATACTGCTCTACTACCTGGCGAGTCGTTAAAGAGAAATCTCTATAGAACATGTTCGTATTACCCTCTGCGTCACAGGCAAACCCGTAAGTTCCAATGGCAAAAGGATAGAAGTAGAATCCATATCTAGGATGCGGAAGCATGGCAAATGCAGAATTTGAAAAGATACCTACATCTTTGTACGCTAAAGGCAGGATTCTGTAGAGGTTTGATACTTGAAAGTGTGAGTTTAATATTGCCTCTGATTCAGCAAAGTATCTTTTGGCTGCAGCAGAATTTGCTTTCTTTGTATTGTTTACTGTTAGGTTAAACCATGGACGAGATCTCGGCGTTGCTCCGTTCATCATGCCCGATACAAATGTTCTTAAGCTTCGTCCTGCTTGGTTCTTAATGATATGTCTATCTTTACGATAGCTATTATGCTTATCATCCGGATTCATCTTGAATCTCTCAGGAGAAATGTAGTCTGCTAGTAATTGCCAAGTAGGCAGTTTCTTTGCAAGCTCGTTCTTAAGAGATGATCTAATGCCATCAACTTCCGAGTATGTAAGCTTTTTCATATATTATTTCTTACCAGATTGTTTTTTAAATGCTGCTAGATATTCTGGATAATCTGCAGGATTGTTGCCAATATTTGCCCATGTTTGTGGGCTCATTGGCTCAGACGGCATTACTGCCTGCTTCTTTTTTACTTTTACTTTTGTAGGACTAGCTTCAACTTTTGAAACTGGTTTTGCTGCAGGTGCTCCTTGGTTTCTCATTTCCATTGCTTCGATCTCTTGTGAAAGACCTTCAGCTTTAAGCACTGGCATTTCTCCTGTCATGGCAGAAGGGATTGGCCCTCCGATTGGCCCCATCTTTGCAGATGGTACAGGTTGAGCTCCCATGATATTTGCTCCAATCATTGATTGAGAAGCTGACATATCTGGTAGATTAGCTGTTAATTGTTTTTTCTTTTTTACTTTTACTTGAGCCATAATGATCTCCTAAAATGTTCCTGATTGTGTAGGTAAATTTTGCCCTATGAATCCTGTAGTAGATGTTCCCATCTGTCGAGAAGATCCTCTTTGAGATCTCATTAAGTTTCCTGCAACTAAACTTTCGGCCTGGGATTTAATGCCCTGCTCCCTAACAATTGCGGTAGTTCTTGCTTTCTCTGCTTCTTTCTCTGCTTTTTTACGCGCCTGTGTTCCAAGTCTTGCACTAAAATATGAAAGCCCTGCACCTATTAATGCGCCTGCTCCTGCACCGATTGGGCCACCTGCTGCACCAATAGCCGCTCCTGTCGCTGCACCAGAAAGCGCGCCTGTTCCGGTCTGTAAAAGCTCTTCATCTGTCGGAGGAAGCATATTAAACATAAAAACTCCTATGCCTTATAATTAGGCGATGGTCTGTAATATTTGTCAATATGAGATTGATCCGATACATAATTGGACTTATTCCTTCGATTCCATTGCTCGACGAATTCCTCATCTGACATTCCTTGAGATCCTGCCGTTGCTCCGGAAAAGTCTGCGTAAAAGCTAGGCTGCTCTACATCCGCAAATGTTTGAGCTAATGCGTCTGCTTTATCCGGCGATCTTCCGAGCCTTGACTTAATCTGCTCTTTTTCTTCTAAGCGAAATACTCCACCATGGAAGATAAGCTTAGGCATCATGAGCTCTTCGGACAGTTGTGGATCTTTAGGTAGGCATCCACCCTTTCTGATCCAGTCCCTCATTCTAACCCACATCTCAGTTCTTTTGTTGAAATATCTTTTATCGTTTGCTTTCGCATTATAAACGATTGGAGTAATATCGAGGTTTGGAAATAGCCCTAGACTATCTATTACTGATGACCCGTATCCTCCGGTGTTATCAACAAAGACTCGCTCGATTCCTTGGTCTTGTTGCATGAATGCGATTTTGCTTGCAAGCTCTGGGCCATATATGTCAGACGAAATAGATTCAAGAGGATAACACTTAAGGCCCCGACGGCGAGCAAAAACAGTCCTGTCAATACCGCCGCGAGCGACATCAACCCCCAAGCGATGCTGAGAGTTCTTAACAAGTTTTTCTGCAATATCCCTGTTTTGCGATTCATGGATCTCTGCCTCCGTAATTAGCATATCACTAGATACGTTAGGATATTTACCAAATACGTTTACCATTACCCATGGATCTTCTTTTCCGTATGTCTCGATCTGCTCTCGCGCCCAATCCTTACTTACCCTTGGTGCACGTTTAGGATCATCGGGATCCCCTGATATAGTATAGACTGCCCACTTCTGAACAGATCTTCCCATGTAGGCGCGATAGATAATACCTTTCGGAACCTCTGGGTTGGCCGTCACTAATAGTTTAGCTGTCTTAGTATCGGAGTCACCTGTTGATAGTGCTGCATCTGCGGTTGCAAGTACGGCATCTGGGATTGTACCTGCTTCATCGATAAGAAATGCTACGTTGTCGGAGTGAAGACCTGCTAGCGCTGACGCCTGCTGCGATTCATCTGCTTGTTTTGGAAATGACCTTGCATCGATAAACGAGTAACCTTCATGCCCTTTCATTGTGATCTTACTAAAACCTTCGTTTGTAGATTGAGTAAGTAATGGAGAACGAGCGCGCCACTTTAAAAGTTCCGCCCAAAGGTTTGCCATTAAGTGATCTTTCGTTACGGAGAGTGCTGCCATCTTAGGTTGATAGCGTGTAGCAAAGAAGTGCCATCCGAGCATAGCGAGTGTAAATGTCTTTCCTGGCCCTTTAGATGCCACAAGTGCAATACGCTGATTATTAACGTACAGATCTACTACATCTTCCTGCCAAGCATCGAGTGTCACATCGAAGGCATCTTTAAAAAAGATCTTCGGTCTGTGCCTCCAAAGTTTAGCAACATCAGATGGTTGTAGTGATATTGGTTTACCCAAGCTTCTTCGTGTGTTTGGAAATCCTATATCATTCATTGTGTCATCCCCGGTTTGTATGTACCATGTTATAATGAAGTTAATACAGTTTATGTTTTTCCTTCAATTTACTCTCTACCAATTTGACCCTCTGTGGCAGTCAATGTATCAACCTGCACCCGTAGAGTCTCAATGGGTGCAAGAAGTTTCAACGGAACCTGAAGATCAAAGCTATTCGGAATTATCGAACAACTCGGAAGCTGAACATTATTCCTGGGAGCTCGGAACTCCTGACAACATTCCTGAAACAGAAATAATCTATTAGATAAGATCATCTATTTTATCCGGCGCTTCGAGATTACGCTTCTCTTCGAGTTCGTAATACTCAGCTTCTATATCCTCTAAAGATTTTCCTGAATCTTTGTCGTAAGACTTCAAGATAATATCGGATAGAGTGACATTGTGATTCACATCTAACTTCTCTATAAAGTCAGCTTCTGACTTACCTAGAAGTTCTGAAGCTTTAAGTCTAATCGGTAGCGGTATGTTACCTTCTGGTATTGGAACACCATTAGGATCTAGTTCTTCTTTTCTATATGGATCATCGTTTTTCATAATCTGTGACCAAAGTGCCTGACGTTCTTCGCGCGTCGCTATGACCTCTTTAAGATTGGCAACATACTTTCTTCGGTCTTCGATTGCTTTCTTAATAAGTGGAAGTGATAGTAGCTCTTCACCTTTTTGTTTAAGGTAGACGTCTGTGCCGTTGTACCCTGCAACTCTCATTGCTTGAAGTAAATCGCCATCGTAAGCTTCTACAAATACTCTATGCTTCTGAGATAATTTCAACATTTGCTTTTGCCTCCTTACGCCTTTTCTCAAAG